TTTTTTTTTTTTTTTTTTTTTTTTTTTTTTTTCCCATCAAAAATTTATTCCTAAATGGGCACTCAAGCTTCAGATTCTGGCACCAGGTCTGGATGCGCTGTTTCCTCCACAGTTGTTGGTGGAGTCGTGGCCTTCAGGAGGCCAGCGTTGTTCTTGATCTGATTATGATGCGCTTGCAGTTTTGGATCGAGGGTTTGTCGACCTTGGCGATTAGCCTCTCGGGCCCAATCGAGGTGGGAAGCTTTCACCTCCCTTGTCCCGGTCGCAATCTCTCGTTCAAAATCTGAAAACGGTCCACGAGTGTCGTAGTTCCATGGATTAGCAATTTTGCTGATGTTTTGCTGTTCCAGGGCCTTTACAAACCTCGGGTCATCATTAATCGTATCAGAGAAGCCAGAAATACTTCCATGTCTTGAGTGAACACTACCCAGATTACCAAAGTGCTTATTTGCTATAATCTCCCCCGGGACCATCCCGTTGTTGTTGTTAGTAGTGCCTACAAAGTCGTTCAAGTCATTAGTAACACGTTGAGTCGTATGATTGTTAGTCAGGTCTACTAACGGTCCTCCCCTTGAAGAGGAAGCCGTCCCGGACAAAAGCCGGCCACTGCTACTAAAATTCCTGCCCGATTCCAACTCTCCCCTGGGACCATACGTATTGCCTGACATGGCACTGTATGAACTCTTCCCAATCAGCTCAAGTTGTTGCTGAAATTGCTTATCCATCTTGGCTAGTTCTTGTGAATTCTTAATACCCAATAAACTATGTTGCAAATCACTTAAATGATGCCAATTTTCAGCATTTAATTTTGATTGTCTTTTTGAGGCGTACACCGCCCCAAGACCGCTACCTAGCCCAGAGAGGAGACCACCCCCAATGGCCAGTGCGGCAGACTGATTTATCCCCGAAATAGGTTTTTGTGGTCTAACAAAGAAATTTCGAGTCACACCCAATTGGGTGTTTGTTTTCCAACTCACGTATGAAGCGATTGGAAGACTTGGCAGCGCAGAAAATGAAGTTGCTGCCTCTATATCTACAAACTTAGAATTTGGAACCCACCCAGCTCGAATTAATCTTGAAGTTGAACACCTACACACGATGAATCCACTAGAATAGCCAAGTTTGCCAATCTCAACGCCATCTGCTCCCACCCAGGAGAAGTGAAGTATGTTTGTCTGCAGTTGGTCTGCAATATCCTGGAGTCTGTCTAATAAGCCCCAAGCATTTGGTACTAAAGGCCCAAAGAATCCACTTCCGGATGTAAGGTTTGTGGATGTACCAGGGCGCATGAAGTAAAATGCCCTCAATCCTTCGGGAAGAACTTCAGTAGCAGCGTTGTTTCCAGTTTGTAAGAAAGTCAAGTTGAGTATGCGTGACTGCCTCGTGACTGACCACCTGGCAAAGTCTCCGACCTGAAAGCCGGTTACTCCCCCAGTTGGCCATCCAGTAGGCACAACGTTTCCATTTCCAGCCAATGAGGAAGGCCCGCCAGATAATTCCCCGAAGAGATCACTAACGGGATTCGCTCCATTAACTACGCCGTCCCACAAGTAGTAAATTACTGATCCAGTCTTTTGGGAAGCTACAGGAACCCATGTTATGTCATTTATTCCAGCCAGATTTCCAATTTTTGTCTCAGCTATTAAACCCTTTTCAAAAGTCATGACTCTCATAATACGGCCAAATATTGATCTACCCCCCTTAGAAAAGGTTACATCAGTTGGTGGGATAGTATAAATTGTTCCAGGCATGAGGGAAAAAGGATCTTCTACTCCTCCGTAGTCATAAGTTGGAACTTCTCCGTATGCAATGTAGATGTGAGATATCGGAGATTGGGACACCGAAAGTCCATGCTCTTCTCTGTCGAAGCGAGCAGTCTCTGGAACAATTTTTACATCCACAACTGGTTTAGTCCAAAAAGTATCAGGTGACTCTCCATAGTAATGCACTGCCTTCACAAACCGATACGCTCCTTCTGCATTGAACCTTCTATAGCCAACAACATTTCCTTCGTCGCTATTAAAGTCAAAGTTTCCAGTCAAGTATCCTCTGTCCGGTAAGCTGACAACACTGTAGGCTTGGGGAACCCCAGCGTCACCAACCACTGTGTCAAAGTTGGTAGGGATGTAATTTGAAAGGCTAATGGAATTGAAGACTCCACCGCCGCCACTTCCTCCTTCTATACCAGCTCGAGATGGTGTTACAAAAACAGCATTTGGTCCCAATTTTGTTCTAATTTGAATTGGGTATGACACGTCATTGTTCCTCTGAACATTGGTAGCAGGCTCTTGAACCCACATAGCAATGCAAGGAAATTTCTCCGTACCATTCATGGTAGGGTTAGCTGTTGGTCTCATTTGCTGAATTATACGTGCATCATCCAAAATAAATTCCATACACTGGTGATTATTCAAATTAGTGGTCCAAGAAGTTACTTCATCTATGTCTTCGAAACGTAGATCCTCCTCATCGGGATGCCAAGAAAATGTTACCCAGCCAATCGAGCCAGCTGCGCCAGCAAGATTGACTAAGAAACATCTCTGGGGAGAGAAGTATCTGTGCAATTTTGCCCAAAGTGCCTGATAAGGTTCATAATTTGCAGGATTCAAAGATAGTACAGCCAGCAGGCTCCCTCTCGCAATGGAACCATTGATAGTTGTTCTAATCTCAGGTCTATAAATTTCGAATAGGGATCTCAGATAGTTAAATGGGGCACCAGTTCCCCTTGGATTTGTTAAAGCCGAGGATTCGCTGTTTGTCATCATGTATCCAAATTTTCCCCCCACATTCGTCCACAACATATTGCCAGATGTCACTGTAGGTTCTGTCTGCCTCGCCTCCGTCGGGACATTACCTTCAGTAGACAGCGGAATATCGTTCTGATTCTCTCCTGCAACACTGTCAAGCAAGTCTTCAATATACTCCATCTCTTCTCTTGTCAGTTTAGTAGGGACATAGTCAATTTCCATCGCAAGGCGAGGAAAGTCTTTAATTTCACGGAAAGTCATAGGTCTTTCTCCGTCACGTATAGGAATAGTCAAGTCCTCCCAATAGTCAGCATTATTAGGCCGATTCTCCTTATTACAGGGACACCCCTGTGGATAACGAGACTCGTCATAATAATTTCCGCAAAACCGACACACATTCAAGTCAGACTGGTTCACTCCAGTGATCTCCGCAGAATCCTTCTTTCTTCCATTAAGAAATACGGCAGGGACCTTTCCAATAATTTTAAGTGCATTAAATGACGCTCCCTCTTTGGACTCGCTTTTAGTTCGTCCAACACCGACTGTAGTAATACTCCGCGTAGAATTATCTTCATGAAAGGTGAGGTGTAACGTTGTTTCCCATGAAATGTCGCCGCTAGGTGCAAGGCGCACAGTATACTTAGGCCTGGAGACCGTGCCCTTCTGAAAAAGTTCATTAAGCAGGGAAACGCTAGAGAATTCCATAGTGCTATCAAAGAATGACTGATCATTTAACGCCAATCGCAACGCTTTGAATTGTTTTGAGGGCAGGTAATACTCTCGCAGCAAATCAAAATACAATTGACCCCCCGGGAGCTCAAGATGCTCCTGATTTTCCAAAGATTTCACGTTTTGTTCTAAATCCAAAATTGTTAAATTAAAGGTTCGTAAAGCAAGATGTTTTCTGAGTGGTGGACAGCAGTCTATACATGTACGAATTAAATCCTCTACATAGTTATAAAATTCTTCCCCCCAGATACTAGCCTCTTCTGCTGCCTTTTCTAGCAATGAAGATAGGTGCTGTGGCTCAAGGCTCTTAGTAAAGTGGAAATAAGATAGAATTGTTTCCTTCTTAAGAGCCCCAAGCACAACACTTCTCCCATTGAGGAACCGAAAATAACGTGAAATGAAATTTACTTCTTCCCAAGTGTCGAAAGGTTTAAGTTCATCATCTTTGTTAGCTGACGACATATTCATGCCAAACAAATGGGCTACTGCTTTAGCAAGTGTTACGCGGTTGAAAAATTTTGCTATACTTTCATGCACACTGATCACACCGTCGTCCCCATAGAACCTACACACAACGAGCCTCTGGAAATCCTCCCAAGTTGCATCAATACCATGTAGTTTCAAAATGTAAACAAATGCCGCAAAGGTGATAAGTAAATTAAATACAGAATTTAGTGGCGCAGTTATAAATGAGCCAGAAGGCATTCCCCCTATAGTTTCAAACAATGAATTTCCTGAAATTTGAATTCTATGCCGAAAAGATTTCTTCATTGATTTTAGAGGTTTTTCCATTTTCTTATTAACACCAATTAAACAATCAAAAACAAGATCTATCAGAAATTGGGGAATTGTCTTATCGAAACGTTTATAATCTATGGCAAATACGTGATCGAATTTTCTCAGCTCCACAAACATGTCGTGAAAATTCGCATAGGGGTCTATCCCAACGGCACAATAGTCATCGTCCCGCATTGCTTTTGCGGAGAAATAGCCCATCACGTATCGTTCTAACAAGATATTAAGGAAGTCCATACTACAAAAAGTGCGACCAATGTGGTATTTTGAAACTTTAAGTTTTTCCATCTTCCCACACTCCTCTACTGTTACAAGCACTGGCTCGCCATTGTTCACCAACTCCTTCGCTTTCTGAAACATTTCCCAAAATGCTTTTGCTGCGTCATTGTTGTTGAGCGTAATGAGTCCGTCTTCGTCTTTAGTAAAGATGTCGTTTTTCTTGTTAACGTTGAACAGGGCCTTCATTGACCATCCAATGGAAGCATTTAACTGCAATGAACCTAGACAATCTACGTAGGGATGTTTCTTTGGGAATCCCTGTAGGACTTGTTCGTCTGTAAGAAGACTCATCTTGCCGTAGATTAGGTTGACATATTTCATAAATTCCTGAGAAACTTCATCAAAGAAGTTCAGGTCTGGTTCATGCAATAAATGCGCCCATTGTAAAGCCTGCGTTACACGTGCAGAAGGATTACCATCCCTATCTGTAGAAAGAGAAGCAATCTGTTCGTCAGTCAGTAGGGTAATGTCGTTCTCCATAGGTAACTTCGTAGGCAATAATGGTTTTCCGTCACTATCCTTCAACAAATCGAACCACGGTGTCTGAAAATATGGTGATTTTGGTACATGAGAAAAGGTTCTGTTGAATGTTCCAAATACTTTTACAGTTTCATTGTCCTTAATTTGGTCGAAAGGGGTGTCGTTAAGTTTGCCATTTAAGAAATTTATCTGAGCCCCACGATAAATGGGCATCAGCTCGGTTAAAATATAGCCTGAATCACCCGATGGCAGATTTACCTTACTAAATATGTCACATGATTGATTTGTGAAGTTAGTCTCATAATGTACATAGATATCGGTCGTGATCAGTATGTTGTCGTTCCGAAGCCTCACAAAACCGTCGAATCTAAACCCTATGATCGTATCATTGCGCAGGAACTCTTGCAGGGTTGCCATTGATACATTCTCGAACTTCACTACAGTTATCTCGTCCTTTGTACGATGATCTAGTCCGACCTCATGTGCTGGATACACACCCTCCTTGGTGTCATCCATCCAGCGCGTGTGATCGGCATAGAACTTCGTATGTTGGTGCTTTACACTACCCCACAGTGTTCCCCAGTTATAGGTGAACACAACAGCGTGCGTTGAGTTAAACATGCGCAGGTACGATCTCACATGATTCTGCCATGACATTTTTGGAAAGGTATGAAGTGAATCCCATATGATGATATTTCCACAATCCTGAGTAACACTTGTGTTGGTATCACAGATATTGCAGGTATCGCTGTCTTCAGTCACTCCAATATCACCCCAGGACTGGTTTTTGAGTCCTTCAAAATCCTCGAGGAACACCATACTGGCCATACCCTTTGAGGGGGTTCCTTGAACACTGCCCATACAGTGAATACCAACACATTTGTTCTGGAATTGTGAGGAGATTGCGAAATAAGGCAATCCACAGTCTCCAAATGATGTATAAGCATGATTTCCTTCCATAACTGCCATGGCATAATCCGCCTTCACTTTGTCTGAAGTCTTGACACTGGTAGTGTTGAAATGAGCTGTCATCTTACCGACATGAGCCTGAACTTGGACAGTAACTTTATTCAAAGCCTCGGGAACACCAAAATACCTGAAGAATTGTACATGAAACGATCTTGTAGTCCATCTCCCCATTTCTGCCCTAGACGGAAAGTGTTTTGTGATGTCCGAAAATTGTGGTGCTTTAGAAGAAATAATTTCACACATTGCTAAATCTCTGTTTGTTCCAACAAATTTATTAGTTAATTTGACTTTATATTTCTTTTCGCCAAGTTCATCACATCCGACATACCAGTACCAGTCTTTATGGTCCTTAAATGAATGGGCAACTGTAATTAAAGTACGGGACTTGACAAATATTCCATAATTAACTGCCTTGAGGTCTTCTTGTGTAGTGTCTCCCAGGTCTGACATAGACATATATACATGACAAAGATTTCTATGAATTACAGGATATATAACATTATTAGATAGCCGTGTGTTGTCAAATCTGGACATAGGTTCTTGGTTATTTACAGACTGATCCTGAAGCTCTGGATTGAGCTTCTTCTGCCAGAGCAGGCAAGTCTCAACACGCATACCTTTCTCATCAGCTTGTGCCATAGCAGCCTGAAGTTCTTCGTTCGAATGGTTTGGATAACGTGCTTGAAGCTGCGCCAAGCGAGCGTTCCAAGCCCTAGGATCGAAGTGGTCGTCACTATCTTCATCAGTATTTGCTTTCTTGCTGGCACGCACTTTCCTCGCTCCCTTGGCAACCTGCTCTTCCATTTTATCATTCCCAAAAGATTTGACAAGCTTATATACCACGGCAATAATTCCCGACACCAAAAAGATATATAATAAGAAGCGCACAATTTTGCCTTGAGGTGTTTCCAAGAACAGAGAAACCTTTTCCTTGACAGCTACTGCACGTTGTACTCCTTTCTCGAAAAGATTACCTGAAACGTTCTGCGTGAGCCTATTAACAAATTCTTGTGTAGCCTTGAGTTGTTGGAATTGATTGACAAAAATTTCAGTTTCTTGCAGGTTCAAATTATGTTCTATGGGGATGGAATGTTCTCCGTTATGATAACCAAGGATGCTATTCCACTTACACATAATCACTCTGTTAGGCATCTCAAACCAAACTTCATCATCCTTTATGCTAAAAGTACAATATCTATTAACGACTCGCTCTTTCTGAACATGCAACTTTCCATTAACAAAAGCGTAAACGCCTTGGTCACCGATATCGGCTAACAACTTGGGTTCAATACCCAAAGCTGTTAGACCATCGACATACTTGCGTACTACATTCAGAATTACATCTTCAGTAAAGTTCGAAACGTTAATAGAGAATTTACTTTTGTCTTTCATACAAGCATCAAACACATCCCTGGTTATAAACAGTTTCCATGGTGCATCACACTTATCAAATTTTACAGGATCGTAAAAGATATTGTTAATCATCTCCAGGTAGTTATGAGAAAGGCGCACATCGCAAGCTCTGTTCGCGAAAATCTTGAAATTCCAATCAACAGTAGGAACGGGTTCATATACTACCAAATAGTCCTTCCGACTATCAAGCCACTTCATGTATTGTTTATAGATCATGTCCTTTGCATCAGCTCTAGTGTAGCTAGCCATATTGAAAGCGAGGGCTGGTGAATACCCTGCTGCTAGTTGTGTACCAGGGCCCATAATGGCCTGTTTTGCCGTAAAAGTTGCAAATTTTGCTGCTCCTTTACACATATCAAAGAAGGTTTGGTTGGTTGTATTCAGGTTCATTAGATTTCCAAAGGTAATTTCATGTTTTGGACTAAAATCAGGAAATTGGATTACTTGATCTTTTGGAATATGATACAATTCTTCATGAGCTATAAATTCAATACCATGCTTTGAGGATCCAGTATCCACAAACGAGCCTATGTAACCCATTCTACGTACCATTCCCTCGTTGATGAAAGGGGAAGTTCTAATAATTTTATACCCATTAGTTCCAATGACTGGAATCCTAGAGTAGCCAGGTGAGATATTTGTGGCCACAAAGATGACTGATCCATTTGCTAGGATGTTATTGTAGCAATGCATATATTTTTGCTCAATTTCTGGAGAATTGAGGAAAATATCGTCATCTACTATTAGAATTACCCTTTTCTTCAAACGTTTTCCGCCTGCCATCTTCTCAAGGTCGCAATACCTTACAACTTGGTAATTTAACACCTTAACAAAATCAGAAACAGCTGCCTCAAGCAGGCGCGACTTTCCAGCTGCTGCACGCCCATTGATATTTACAACAAAGTGATCAGCAGAGTCCGATTGATTGACTCCGGAAATTGCAGTCTCAGAAAGTAGTTTGTCCATTTCAACTTGATGCCTATTCTTTTTGGTTTGAATTCTCGAAACAGTGTCCGCAATGACTTCATCCATAGTTAATCTTTGAAGAAATCTAGTTGTTCCAGTTTTTACATCGAAAACGTGCTTATTGAAGTAAATATGACTATAATCTTTTCTAAAATCTCCAGGTTGGGGATTATTAGGATCGAAAGGTGGCATATTGTCTGGTCTAGCGCATTCGTAAGTTTGGATTCTTCGCCAGAAGGATGGAACAGAAGATTTATCGAACTGATCGCTAGCCATCTTCTGCAGGCCCTCAAGGGTTTGATTTGAGGACATGCAGATGAGGTGCTGCTGCATCGGATTTTGCTTCTGGGACAGAGCTGCGCCTTCACAGTTGAAATGGACTGCACTAACTATTGACTTAATATCACGTAGCAAGGGTTCATCAGCAAAGGTTGTACAAGAAGCTACTTCATCATATATACCGATAGGCTCTCCATGCAGAGTGGGCCAGTACTTCTGGCTTGGTGGGTATGTTCCAATTGCTTCGTGATATGTCATTCCTGGATACAATTTCTCCTTAACCTTGTAAGCCAAGTTCATCAACGCCTGAGTCTTTCCAATTCCTCCAGTTCCAGTGAACAGAACAGCTACAGGTTCCTGGCGCGGAAGAGATTTATGCTGCATGCAGGCAATTTGAGTTATCAAGTTGGAAGATGCATCTATCAAAGAAGAGAGTGACCTAACAGTGTTGGCATACTCTTTTGGAGCATTCAATCTGAAGGTCTCGACTTCACGCTGGTAATTTTTCCACTCGTTGTAGAGGGTAGCACTGTTTGCCATTTTGTATGGAGGGATCTCCATGTACAAGTGAAGTTTCTTCGAAATTGCCTCGCATTGCGCTATAAATTGCTTTTCCGGGTCCTTTTCCAAAAATATCTTCTCTACTGCAGCCTTTGTGTCAACAGCTCCTTCTTTCAGAAGTTTTCCAAGGGAAAAAGATGTGGCTAGATCTCGCAATGGTGCATTAGTTTTAGTGGTTTTGATGTAGATTATTCCGAAAAGTAAGCCAAATATTTTGTCGAAGATTTCAACTGCTAAATCCGTGAATTTATCCTTCATTGAATCACTCTGGTTGACTCCTTCAACTGGCTTCTGCTCATCTTGCTTATTTGCTGCTTCGGCCCAATCTGTCGTAGTGGGGTCAATTTTCGTACCGTTGTACCACTGCTCACCCTTGTTGGGAACATTACCCTTTTTCTCAATAAAGGCATTGAAGTGCTCTTGTATAGGATAATATATGATCTTAAGGGGAGGACCGGTCTTCCGCATTCCTCCATCAAAATAGACAGTATGGCCAATTCCTTCTTTGTTCATTTGAGCAAGATATAATGAGCGTCTATAGTGGGTGCACCATTTAAATAGCATATCAGAAGTGCCCCACGCGCCATAGGTGTTTACAATCTGCATCTCCTCTTTCGTGAGCGAAAGAGCATTGAAGGAGTCCTTGAGTGTTTTCAAGTTCGTCATTGTCAGTTCCTTTGCATCTGAAGCCAGCATTGACCAAAACATACAATTACCATCTGATGGAACGGTAACAATTTGGAATTGATCCATTTGAGTCTGCAAGTCAATAGGAGGATCTTCTCCGCTATATTCTTCAGCACCCTCCCATGTAAAAGTATTCTCAGGTGCAGGCTGCGGATTAGCTTTCAAAATGTTGTACAAATTTTCTGTTAAGCCAAGATAGAAGATGATATATTCTTTTGTCCAAAATTTTGAATCTACTACAAGCTGTGCCTCATTTACAGAAGGAAGACAATAAGGAACATTTTTACGAACTTTAAAGGATGAATACAATTTCTGAATTTTATCTGGTGAATATCTAGCCTTTAAGCACATCTCTTGAAATGCAACTATTCCATCCAATTCATCAACCTTTTCGTCAGTCAACAATTCAGAAAATTGAGTTTTTACATCACTAATTTCATTTTCAGTTGGTTCATAATCAAAAAGTTGGAATAGCATTGACACAAATGATATGATCGCAGATCCTAAAGCAATTTTAATTTTGATTGAGGTTTTATCCGTCAAAAATTCCCATAACAACATCGAAATATTCACCAACATTGAAGAGATTGTGCAAGCTGTTGACAATGGAATGCCTATGAGTACTGCAGCAGCAGAGATCAACGTATCAACGACCGACATCGGTTCATTCGCCTGGTTCACTCCATCCAGTTCAACTGGCTCGCTGTTTTGTGGTTCAACCACTTTCTCGACCATCTCTACATTAGTACGCATGTACTTCCTGACTCGGACGCTTCCTGTTCTGAATTTCTGGAAAAAGGCCAAAGTTCTGCTGGATTTCTGGCGTACACCGCCAACCGTAAACTGGGTCGAGAACATTCTCGTAACGAAAGAGCGCACATGCGCAACGACAAGGGGTACCATAACAAATATGGTCTCAAAGGAGTTCAACTCCATCACATCGCCAATGGGCTTCGTGCCCGCTCGTTCGCCTCTGATTCGCATGACTTTCTCGCTAGTCATAATTGA